CATGGCTTCTGTTATGACTTGATCGCGGGCTTTGCTCTGGACGCTCAATGCACAAAGAGAATGGCTGAGATAGAGGAATTCTTTGCTACTAGATTCCCATCACGAACTGTTCAGTTATACTCTGTAGCTACAAAGAAGCCCTTGAAGCCCTATGAGGACACCTTCAACATAAGCTCGCGGGTACAGATCGCTGAGAGATTGTTTGAGGTTGGGCAAGGCCACCAGTTGACTAGAAAGACAGACACTGGACGCTACAGCATAGATGAAGAAGCATTGAAGAATGTAGACGGTAAAGAGGCTGCATTGTTAGTAGAGTTTCTGACATTACAGAAGCGCAGCGGCTTATTGGCTCAGTGGAATAAGTACACAACACCGGCAGGTAGAGTACATGGCAGGGTAATCACCAATGGCGCAGTCACTGGTAGAATGACTCACCTAAGCCCGAACATGGCACAGGTACCTAGTTGCACAAACTACTTAGGTAAAGAGTGTAGAGGCTTGTTCCACGCAGCATACGGTAAGAGACTTGTAGGCATAGATGCTAGTTCGCTAGAGCTGAGGATGCTCGCGCACTATATGCAAGATGCTGATTATACAAAGACGGTAGTAGAAGGTAACAGTGATGATGGCACAGATGTACACACCAGGAATCAGAAGAGCGCAGGATTAGCGACTAGGGCGCAGGCAAAAACCTTTATATATGCTTTCCTGTATGGCGCAGGCGCAGGCAGGATAGGACAGACCATAGGAGGAACTCCTAGAGACGGACAACAGTTAATAAATTCTTTTATGGAACACACACCAGCACTCAAGACCTTGAAGTCTAAAGTGGATAAATTAGCAGAGAGAGGATTCATCAAGGGTTTAGACGGTAGGAGGCTCTTAATCAGGTCAGCGCATTCTTCGTTGAATGTATTACTACAGGGCGCAGGCGCAATAGTAATGAAGAAGGCTTTAGTGCTTCTGTACTTGAAGATAAAACAAGCCAACTTAGATGCTAAGTTTGTAGCTAACGTGCATGACGAGTGGCAGTTGGAGTGCGCAGAGAAGGACGCAGAGATAGTAGGAGAGATGGGAGTATTATCTATTAAGGAAGCTGGGGAGCATTTTAAGATGAGATGCCCCTTAGATGGTGCTTACAAAGTTGGCATCACGTGGGCTGACAGTCATTAATGTGTTTTACTTGCTACACACATTGAAGTATGTTATAGTATGGTTTTAGGAGGCGTTATGAAAGCATGCACAGTGTGTAAGCAAATGTTATCTATGGATAACTTTTATAATAGAAAATCAGCTACAAATGGTAAAGGATATAGATGTAAGTCTTGTGATAAAAAAGCTAGGAATAAGTGGGCAACTGAGAACCCTGAAAGAGCAAGAGTTTCTGGACGAGAAAGAAGATTAAGACACAGGTACGGTGTTGATCTTAAATGGTATGAAGAACAGCTTAAAAAACAGAACTATGGTTGCGCTATCTGCGATATTAAAGAAAACAACGTAACTAGAGGCGTAACAAGTAACCTTAATTTTGCAGTGGATCATTGTCATTCTACTGGAATGATAAGAGGCCTTCTTTGTAACCAATGTAATCGTGCTTTGGGAATGTTTAAAGATAGTCTTTTACTTATTAATAAAGCAGTTAACTACTTAAAGCAATCTAGTGAGGAGCAGCGATGAAACTAGAACTAACAGCAGAGCAGATAGACAAAGTTGTAGCTAAAGAGATGAAGAGACTTAGGGAAGAGTTAGTGTGTTATGCTTCCAGTCCTCATACAGAGCTTAAAGAGCATAATGTGTTAATAGCAGCATCGTTAGTGATACAGAGTTATTATAGAGTTGACAAATATTAAGAACAGCCTTAATATCAACTTGTTACACCCCTGAAACATAAATGCCCTAATGGGTAGGAGATACAAAGATGGCAAACACTATAGTACGTTTAGACAATGTGGAACTCCAGTGGGCTTGCTTTAACGCCACTAATGACATGAGCGATAAGTATCAGGTTGATTTAGTAAACCTATCGCCAGAGAATGTAGCTAAGTTAGAGAGCTTAGGATTAGTAGCACGATTCAGGGAAGATAAACCAGACAAAGGCCGCTTCATAGTGCCTAAGTCTATACACCCTATTGTACCAGTGAGAGCAGACGGCAGTATCATCACTGATGCAGTTGGCAACGGTAGTAGAGCTACAGTCTTAATGACCTACTACATACCAAAGCGTAAGCCCGTAGGCGCACCTGAGCGTAGTCCCAGCTTAGTTAAGATCACAGTTAATGATCTAATTGTGTATAACAAGGATGCTCCTACAGCAATCTCAGACGCTGATCTCTAATGTTACTCATTGATGGTGATATAGTCTGCTATCGCACAGCATTCAGTAGAGAACCTAGCAGTCTTACTGAGTATTGTGAGTTAGCAGATAGGTATATCACTAACATTGTCCGTAATGCCTCACCTGACATAAAAGACTACAAGGTCTTTCTGACAGGTAAAGGCAATTACAGGAAGGACATAGCAGTAACGCAGGAGTACAAAGGTACTAGGGCGAAGGAAAAGCCTGAGTACCTTGAAGCTGTACGGCAGCACCTCATAGCGACACACTTAACACAAGTGTCCGCAGGTGAGGAGGCTGATGATCTCATAGCCATCGAAGCCACAACAAGAGGCTTAAAGAGCGTCATTTGCTCAATTGACAAAGACTTCAACCAAGTTCCTGGTTGGCATTATAACTTTGTTAAGAATGACCGCTTCCATGTATCAAAAGCTGAAGGGATGCGCTTCTTCTACTCCCAGATCATCATTGGGGACAGATCAGACAATATCTTAGGAGTACATGGTATTGGCGAGAAGAAGGCTGCTATTGCACTTAAGGGATGTAAGACTGAGTATGAACTTTATAGCAAGTGTGTAGAGTTGCTAGGATCAGCAGAGAGAGTGCAAGAGAATGGACTCTTGTTGTGGCTAAGACGTTATGAAGGGCAGATGTGGACTCCTCCTTTACCTAAAGGGATTGCTAATGAAGAAGAAGCTAAAACCGCCTAAAGGTTACGACTCTTGGTTTGAGTATGACTTACACAGCCTACAGCTAAAGGGATGTCAGTGTCACACAGCTAAGGTTGCGTATGTACAAGAGAGGAGCTACGAACCTGACTTCATTAGACAAGACGGCAGCAAGACTATCTACATAGAAGCTAAGGGACGATTCAGGGACAGATCAGAAGCCCGTAAGTATGTAGATGTGAAAGCAGCCTTGAGCGAAGGCAGCGAGCTAGTGTTTGTGTTCTGGAATCCTAAGACTCCCATGCCAGGCTCTCAGCGCAGGGCAGACGGTAGCAGGCTCACTCATGGCGAGTGGGCTGAACTACAAGGACTTAGGTACTATACTGCTGAGACTCTACCTAAAGCATGGAGCAAGTAATGAGAATATTAGTAATACCTGACACACAGGTTAAGGCTGATGTACCCATGCAGCATCTAAGCTGGGCGGGGCAGTACGCTGTAGCTACAAAGCCTAATGTTATAGTCTGCATTGGTGACTGGTGGGATATGCCTAGTCTTAGCAGTTATGACAAAGGCAAGAAGACCTTTGAAGGACGGCAGTACACTAAGGATATACAAGCAGGCAAGGACGGCATGAGCTTGTTTATGACTCCTATACGCGAAGAGCAAGAACGTCTAAGGCGCAACAAGGAGAAGCTCTGGAAGCCCCGTATGGTGTTTACTATGGGTAACCATGAGAACAGGCTTATGCGAGCTATTAATGATGACCGTAAGCTAGAAGGACTTATCAGCTATGGTGACTTAGGGCTACAAGGATGGGGCTTTGAGGTAGTAGACTTCCTAGAGGTAGTGGTAATCGAAGGTGTTGCCTTCAGCCATTATTTCACTTCAGGGACTATGGGCAGACCAGTAACCAGTGCTAGGGCGTTACTGACTAAGAAACACATGAGTTGTGTTATGGGTCATGTACAGGACAGGGATATAGCCTATGCCCGTAAAGGTGATGGAGCAGCAATGACAGGCATCTTTGCTGGTGTCTTTTACCAGCACACTGAGGACTACTTAGGTGGGCAGGGTAATGACAGCTGGAGAGGTATATGGATGCTAAATGATGTTAAAAACGGCTCATTTGACGAGATGCCAATCAGCCTAGAGTATCTAAGGAGGAAATATGGTAGGAACAGCTAAAGAGTGGGATGACTTTGCCCATAAGCGTAACATATCTTCTACGGACTTTATGGAAGATAAGGTATCTGCATATGATGAGGTACATAAGCCTGCTCATTACAACTCAGGCAAGGTGGAGGCCATAGAAGCTATAGAAGCGTCAATGTCCCCAGAAGAGTTTAAAGGCTACCTGAAGGGTAATGCACTAAAGTACCTATGGCGTTATGCCTACAAAGGTAAGCCCACACAAGACCTAGACAAGGCGGAGTGGTATTTAGCACGCCTGAGGGCAGTGAATACAGGCTCTCCAGAGCAAGTGCGACACCCTATCCTGTAGGGTAGTACAGGGTCGCTGTCGCACTCAGCCCAGTTCCCGTAGTAGAAGACGCTTAAGCCTCTAAGTAGCCCCTTACCGGACAATCTACTTAGGGGCTTCTTTTTGTCTACTGCTTTGTTTCTTCTTTTTCTACAGGTAATTGTTTTAATAACTCCAATAAAGCTAACCTGTCTGTAGCAAGGCTTACTTTAAGATCAGGTATTTTAGTAGCTTTAATAGCTACATCTATGTTTTTAAAGAGTCCTGCTAGTTGCTGGCGTAGCGCAGGGGATGCCGCGCCCTTGTAAACAGCTACGGTTATAGGAAGATAGACAAGTGGAGCTAGCGCGTAAGGTAACCACCCTGCTTGAATAGCTCCGTAAGCGGCTGCTCCTGTTGCTGCTAGAGCTAAAGGTGTTGTTGGGAGATTCCCCCCAGTAGCTTTATGTATGTTCTGGTATACCCTTCCTAAGAGCTTAGATGCTTCTTCCGCAGCTTTCTCTTGGACATTATCCATAGCAACATATAAGTTATGCTGCGATTTAAGGCTTTTCTTTACAGCCTGATTTGGTGCAGCAGCATCTAGGGCATCGTTAAGAGTGTTCCTAACCTGTTGGACTGCCGCTTTAAGAGTCCCCTGTCTCCCAGTAGCGTCTAAAGGATCGCCTCCTTTCTGCGAACTAACCCACCTATCAAACTCTTTACGTGTTTTAAGTAAACCAGCAGCAGTTCCATCACTTGCAGCAAAGAGAGTAGTAGCGTAGTCTTTAACTTTGTTAGCTGTCGCCTCTAAGTCACCTGTAATATACGCTGAGTTCTTAATAAGTTTCTGTACGTCAGTATCCATTTGCCTTGCTACAGCAGCAGCGTCAACTGGTATGTTAGCTTTCTCAAGTTCTAGTATAAGCGTTTCTGCCTTTTGGCGGTTAGCATCTCTTATTACATTGTAATTATACTGCGCACTGCGAGAGCCTGAAACGCCAGTAAGAAGGGAAACTTCATTAATTGCGCCCTGCTCAAGAGCTGTAGGCGTTGGTGTATACTTTAACATTGGGCTTATTGTTGTTCGTGGCACTTCCTCCATTCTAACCTTTTTTGTCCTCAATGGAAGAACCAACTCGGTCACAAAACCTTTTCTTCCTTGTATAGCAGACCTCTCCAATGCTGTCGCAGATTTAGCAGCAAAGGTAGGCGTACCGGGTCGCCCAGGGTTAATTACAGCCCCTATATCAACAATAGATTCTAGTGTTTTAGCATCTTGTGGATTACGTTCTTTCCAGCCAGCGTATGCGTCAGCCCCCCTACGGGCTACTAAGAACGCTTCCTGTGCAGGAACAGAAGAAGCTAACCATGCAAATCCTTCTGCCGCTTTATCGGACACATTGGTGGGTATAAAATCACTAAAGCCGCGCCAAGCAGCTTGAAGCGCAGCTCCTGTTACATCAGTAACCGTCCCCGCTACTCCTTTCCCCATCACTTGTATAGCAGCAGTGTCTAATCCAAGATTCCCTTTTAGAGTATCTTCAATTGTCTGCGATACTTCTCTCTGCCTGCCTTGTAGTCTGCTCTGTACGTCCGATACAAAACTAGGAGGAGGAGCTGTAGGAGTGCTTGGAGGAGACTGCACAGCTAACCACGTAGGTAATGGGTTTGCTCCTATAGGAAGAATCTGCGGAGTGGGTGCTTTTGGGATGTCAGTATTGACTGGTATTGCGCCCTCTGGAAGAGTTGCCATTATTTAGCCTCCGAACCGTCTTCGTAATACCATTTATCGTTTCTTAGATATGCGCGTTTTCCCCCTACTTCTACAACAGTAATGTTGTTAGCTGTGTTTTTACTTGTTATCTCTGCTATCTGAGAAGCAGATAAAGGGGGTGTTGGAATGTTTTTGCGATAAATATCAAGATTGCCACCGCCTATACCTTTTTCTATAAAAGTATCTAAATCTTTATTAAAGAGCGTGACAACAGAGGTATTTGCAGTTCGTTCCATTGCTAAAATGTTCCTCATAGACTGCTCATCTAGCCCTATATCTCCCGCTGCTATCTTCTCTGCATATGCTCTATCTGCATCAGAAAGACCTGTACCAGCTCCGAATGCTTTAATAATGTTAGCTACTTCAGAAGCGCGAGAAATCATATAAGTTTCAGTGTTTGCTATTTGTTCATTGTCGCTTTCCCCAGTTACTACTCCCAACTGTTTTAATGCTTTAGCAAGGCCTAAGCGAAAGTTAGCATATGCCCCTGATTTTATACCTTTATCAAGCAGATCAGTAGCTTGCTGATTACGTGTCAAAGAAATAACAGCATCATCCGCTGTCTTACTTCTTTCTACAAAGCGAGTGGCCTCCCCATCCCATAGCTTTGTTCCAAAAGCGTCTACTGCTGTTAACGTCTCTGTTTTAGTTGGCGCGGGGCGTAAGTTTAACTCGCCAGGATTGACCCATTGCTGTGTGTCTTCATTTAATACTCGCCCATACGTAGAGACTCTTAATATACGCGCAGTCCCTGACGAATCAAGGAAGGGTTTAAGCTCTGCTTCCGTTCCTTCTAACATACCCTGAAAATCAACAGGCGACAATGTATCATAAGCACCAGCGGCTATATCTCTAAGCATCGCTGCTCCAGAGCCTGTAGCTCTTGCTATTGCTAGTTTAGCGGGGCGACCTCCAGTTGCAAGTAGATTTTCTTTTTCTAAAGATGTAATAGCAGCAGTAGCTTCTTTTATATCTCCGCCACTTAATAATGATGTAGCCACTGTTTCCAGCCCCATTGCTTGCGCTTGGTTAGCAAGTGCTTCTCTTGCCGCTCCTTCTTGCTTAATCTTCTCTGCTGCCTGAGCCTCTTGAGTAGCCACCATTTTAGCTTGCATGGCAAACTGAGCAGCAGTATTAGCATCTCCTGATTGCTGTGCTAATTGAGCCATCTGAGCCAGCCCAGTAGAAGTAGACAAATCAGGTGCATTCTTAGATAGCTGTTCTCGTATCTTATCCGCTGATGTTCTTTGATCCATACCGAACAACTGCCCTAGACCTTTAGTGAAGTCAGCAGCTCGCTGTGGGGCATAGTAGGTAGCAGCAGCACCAGGCGTACCCATCATAGATACAAGCCTAGCACCTTCAGCTCTTTGAGCCGCTCTTGGATCAACTGGTGTCAGTAGATTAGAGAGTAAACCTTGCAATAGTTCGTTAGCCATTATCAGTTACCTTATGGGAGATTAAGCGCAGCATTCTGTTGTGCAGCAGTGGGCGTTACAAAGCCAGGAGGCGTACCGCCAGAGTTACCACCAAATATGCTACTGAGTAAGTTACCAAAGAACGAACCACCACCACTAGTAGGAGCGTTTAAAGAGTCCAGAAGTGCTTGTAGCTGCGTTTGTCTTATATTAGACGCTTGTGTTTCACCTGCAATCTTAGCCTGTGTGCCTTGCGCAGCTAGTTCAGCACCTGTTACAACGCCTTGTTGTTGTGATCTTGCAACCAACTCAGCAAAAGGGGTACTTACTTGTGTCTGTAAATTCTGCTGTTGTTGTGGCATAAAGGCACTGCTAAACAAGCCTTGACCTAGATTAAACTGTTGGTTCTGCTCATTCATAGCCTGTGAGCGTCCCATAAGGGCATTCTGCGCTCTCTGCTCTTCTAAGGCTTTAGCAAAGGCAAACTGTTCAGGTGCGCCTCCGTATTGGGCAGTCTGTAAACCACCTCTACCTTGATTAAAGAGCCTCTGCTCCATAGACAAGTATTCTCTCTCCCTAGAAGGCGCGCTTGCAGCTTCCAACTGAGCAGTTACATCCATAGCTCGCTGGTCAAGAGGCTGCGCAGCTCCTGTAAACATACCACCACTAGACTGAAGGAGTTGATCCATCAATGCTTGTAGCTGAGGAGATAGCGTAGTTGAGCCGCCACCAGGAGCAAAGGTGCTAGACCCAGTAGCTCCTGTGACCGTATAAGGCTTAAACTGAGTAGCTAGTTGGTATTTATCAGCAAGAGTTGAAAGAGCTTGCTGTTGAGCAGTCCCTGCCGCCCTAGCCTCTTGGATACCCTGATTAGCTAGAGCAGCTGATCCAGCCATGCTTGTAACACCGCTTATTTGATCCCAAATACTCATACTAATCTCCCCATTAGGGCTAGAACATCAATTTGTTGAATAGACAAAGCAGCTCCGTCAATCTCAGAAGTGATCCCAATTGTAGCTACAAAGCCACTACCAGAAGCGTTAATAGAAGGTCTTGTAATAACAACACCAGTAGAGTATTCCCCTACGTTAAACTCAGCTACATTATACTCAGCTATAGAACCGCTAGAGAGCGTGTATGCACTACTGCGATAGTTGAACAAGTAATCGTATGCCCACTGGAGGTTAGTTATTGCACCTGCTCCACCAATGATTGTCATGGCTATCTTCTTTACAAACTTTAATGTTGTAGCATTCCCAAACGACATTGGATTAGAGAAGTATTCCATTGAGTAGGTAGCTGTACCATCGTTATACTCATCAAATAGAGTAATACCAGTATCATGCCCCATGTATAGATTACCTGCTTTATTAACATGGAAGCACTTAGGCTCTATCTTATTCCATATAGTAGTTCTTGCAGAGCCGTCCTCCAGCATTCCTCTCATGTCAAAGCAGTAGGTAATACCGCTATAGGGAAAGGTTACTAAGTAGAACGCCTCTACAGTAGAGTAGACTGACTTGATTATACCTGTCTCTAAAGTAATATAATTAGTAATATCGTTGCGAACATTACGCGATATATCTTTAAGTATTGCTGACTTTTCTTGTACTAATCTACCAAGACTTTGTACACCATGTTCACTAAGCCATAAGATGTCTGCGCCTGTGTTCTGCACAGAGTCTCTAGCAATACACCCTACATTATCTATAATGTCTGTAACCGCCATAGTGCTAGGGTCGTCCATACCGCCATAGATAATAGTAGACCTACGCCCCATAATAACAAGGAAGTTATTGTGCTGCGCTAAAGCTACTATCTCATCAGCTCCGCGAGGCCATACTTTGTTAATATTTAAAGAGCCTGAGCTGCCGCCAGACCACTTGTGTCCTTGTAAAAGATCAGACCAATAAATAGTATGTTTATCAGTAGTAAAGTCTGCTACAAACAATCTACCAAAAGCTCCTAAAGCCTCATTAGCCTGTGGTGGAGTGCCTGCGCTTCCTGAAACTGCTGACATCTTCTGAATAGTTCCTGTGCTTTCGCTATACACACAAGGTTCATATCCACGCTGAAAGAAATAGACCTTCTCATTAACCTCTACTATCTTCCAGTCCTCTGCTGTAATTGTGTAACTTGCTGGTGTTGCGTCAACAAGAGTAACAGTGCCTGTTAGTAGTTTATTATTCCCAGTAGAGAATACTACCTTAGTCCCGTCAGACTTCTTTATGTACTCATAGATTGTTGTAAGACCATTGCCGCCAGAGATAGCAGCAGCGTTAGTAGTAATATAAGAATAGCCCTTACGCGCTCCTACACGCCCATACTGGTCAATGACACAGTTAAGCGCAATAGAGGCAAATCTAGGAGGGCTTTCTACAGGGCTATCTTGGGTGTTCATCCCAAAGAAGCCAGGAGCAGCAATAGAGACACTCTGTAGCTGTTGAGCCATTAAACAACTCTCCAAGTAAGGTCTGCTTGATAACGTGTAGCATCTAGCGCAATAGCATCACCTAAGTACCTATCAGCAAGACCGAATAGCTCTTGAGCAGCAGTGCCGCCAGTCTCGCCTCTTTCTCTAGTAGCCATCGCCCATGCTATCATAATAATAGGTTGTGTAGGTAGCTTAGTTGTGTCTGCGGCTAAGGTAAGCTCTGCTTCGCGTACAACAGCATCAAACTTAAGCGTATAAGAGCCGTCAGGAGTAGGATACACAATGATCTTCTGATCGCCATTAGCGTCTGAGCCATTATAGCTAAAACAGCTAGGTGCGCCTGTTGCTGCTGTATTAAGGTTAATCTTGTCATTCATCTCATTCTGACTAATCAAATCCATGCGGCTTAGTTGAGTAGCATTATACACATCTAATAACTTAAAGTTAGTACCAAAGCCTGTAAGGGTATAGGTGTTATCTGCAATAACAGCAGAAACAGTGAAAGTAGTCTTTAAAGCAGTCCAGTCCCATGCTTCCTCTACAGTCTTCTTAGCATCGTTTACTAGATAGCCTATAAGAGTAACATAGTCATTATCTGTAGGAGTTGTAGCTACAAGTTCTCTAAGGCGAATAAGAACTTTATTAATAAGTGCTAAATATGTCATTAGTTAATACCTACCGTAGCTTAAGAGGTTATCTAAGAGTGTGAACTTGTCTCTCTGATACTTATATGGATCACCAAAAAGTAAGTCAGTAGTCCTTGTAGGTGATGAGAACAAGCCACCACCACTAGTAGGAGGAGGAGGCGGTGTAGGCGTTACAGGAATTACTGGAGGTGTAGCTGGCACTACAGGCGGCTTAGGAGGTTCTTCTGCGTCTATAACCCCATTGTTATTAACGTCTACATTTACTACAGGAGCTACCGCTGGAGGCGCAGCTAGCACTACAGGGGCAACAGGAGCTACCGCTGGAGGTGTATCTAGCAGCCCCGCAGTGACAATAGGTGTGCTTACCGTAGGTGTAGTTGTAATTGTTTTACTGGCAATTGGTGTACTTGACTCCGTAGGAGCAACTACAGCAAGAGTAGTAGGTACTTGAGCAGCAACAGCGGCATCACTAGCGATCTTAGCAGCAGCGGCATCACTAGCGATCTTAGCAGCAGCGGCATCACTAGCGATCTTAGCAGCAGCGG